CTGCAACCTGAATTGGTTCAAGTACCCCGGTTTGTGGATTTTCCCTCATTTGCATTACTCCTCCGGGAACATTAATATCAGTAATCGGTCTGAGCTTGTTTGCCTCAGCTTCCATCTTGGCTCGATCAATCAATGCAGATTGGATTCCTCGTCCTTCTTCAATATCAAGCTGCCTCTTCTTAAGTCCAAATTCAGCATTAGCCTGCATCTGCTTCGTCCCCATGTTAATGAGTCCAGCGACAGACTCAGCAATATCAGCACGCTCATTTAGGGAGATGTTCTCATCCTTGATTTGGTCGCGCACACCTTGCAGCGTTGGAGATAAGTCAGGAAACAGCTTCAAGGCCGCGTCGATCTGAATGTCGCTTTGCTTGATTAGCTTTTTCTTTTCGCTTTGTTGCTTGAAATAGTCTGTGACTTGACTAATTCCTCCTGCAATACCTTGTGCTATGCCTTGTGCTCCAGCCATAGCTTGGCTACGCGCTGCCGCAACAGATCCAGAATAATCTGGAGATTGATATGGAATTGTCCTTACTTCTCCTCCGAATAGTGCCATAATTTTAGTTGTTGTTATCCAAGTTGTAGCCCGCCGCCATAGTATCCCTGATTAGAGTTCACTGAACCCGTGGAGTTGTTCATACCACCATAATTTCTATTGGCATATGCTTGACCAAGTTGGCCAACACTGCTTCCAAGACTGCTTCCAAGACTGCTCCATATCTGAGCTTTCGCTTGTTGGTTTGCAGCGTTAATTTGGTAATTGGCTTGATTTGCTTGGTTTTGAGCTCCCGCTTGTTGCTGTGCCAGATTAAGCGGCATGTTGAAATCAAACCCACCAGCCGCTTCAGGACCAAGAGTTAATGCGGTGCGGAGATCTTGTTGACCAGCACCATACGACAACGGAGCCGTGCGGAGGGCTTGTAGTCCGGGATTGGTATAGAATTCCCCAGCTTGAGAGTATGCGCGTTGTCCAGCTTGCGCGGCTTCTGCTCGCTTACGAGCCATGACATCCTCACGTCCCATCGCTTCGCTGACAATGCCCAGATTACCACCAAGTCGTCCAGAAGCCTGAAATCCTTCACGGACTTGTTGCTCGTATCCACGACGTTCTTCTGGAGTTACGCCTTGCGCCGAAGCCCTAGCTCGCTCAGCTTCTTGAGAAGATGCTTGAACTGCGGCTGCTTGTTCTGGCGAGAGTGCTTGCATCAAACCTCGCGTCATACCAGCCTGACCCGTCATTTGACCTAGTTCTTCAGCACGAAGTTGCTCTAGGGTTTTCCCAGCCTGTTGTGATGTGCTTAGTTGGAGTCCCTGAAATCCAGGTTGACCGTCCACGCCGCCAAGGAATTGTCCCGTTTGGCCAAACATTTGCCCCATAAGCTGAGGGCCAAACTTGTTTTGAAGCTCGATGAAGCCGGGAATGCTCTGACCGTAGTAATTAAGGAGTCCTGTTGATTGTCTTCCGGCAAGATTTGTTCCTCTTCCGTTTGACTCAAAAATATCAACTGGAGCAGGTGTCTTTTTAGACTTTGAGGATTTTGCGGCTTTGCTTGCTCCATATGCGGAGATGCCTGCTCCTACTACCGCTGCTGTAATTGCTGCACTCATTTAATTATCTGTATTATTTGTTAAAATCATTTTTGACGGGCTTACGTCTTTTTTCCAAGTATTAAATCGTGGGTCTTCTGGGTCAATTAATGGATTCACAACCGGAATAGTTATTCTTCTAATTATTTCGTCAGGATCTGTCAAGTTTTCTGGGTTGGCATGTATGGTTAAATACATTGTGTCAGTTATAGCATGAACTAATCTCCTTGTTCCTTTTTTCGTTATCCCCATGAAAGGACCTGTAATACTGGACGCCTCCTCATTGGAAATCACCTCCGTTGTCCCTGAAATCAAAATAAATGGATGTTCAGTATTGTGATGAACGGTTGTGAACATTGATCCAGCAGGAGCATACGCTTGGCGAATATAAAGACCATCTGTGAATATGTGGGTTAGTGGAATCTCCGCTACTGGAAGCGTAGATAACTCATATTCGATCTTGTCAATTGGAGACGATGATTCCCAGTCTTTAATTGAAGGTACTTTCGAGTCAAATTTAGCAACTGCTGTTGATTGCTTATAGGTCTTTATTGAATTCGGATTCACATGGCTCCTATAATTCACAAGTAATTCGCAACCCTTCTCGATCTCTTTTGTCGTAACGCAAGTTACTCGATCATTATCAAATATGAATTTGCAGTTTGGATCGGGAGAATGATTAATAATGCGACCACATGAGTATTTATAATTTCCAAGTGATGCCAACCATTCTCGGCCAACTTCAATATCCTCTACTGCAAATAATCCTTTCCCGTGGATCTCTGAATCGAGTATCTCAAGGCATTCTTTATGTTGTTTTAAGTCAAAACAAACATTGGACTCCATCATCTTGACAACATCTGAATCAGAAACGCCAAGCGATTTCAAGAAATCATTGTAATCGTCAATTTCGCTTAGGTGATCCATTATTTAATTTATTGCTTCTTCAATATTCCGGTTCACTCGTAAGATATGTTAACTGACCCAGCATCAAATGTATTTACTCCGCCAGCTGTTGTGATGCGAATGCGGTCCAATGGATTCGACAATGGAACTGAACCACCAACAATTGAAGTTGTGGCCACGTTTGATGTTCCAAAAACACCTTGCGCTGACCAAATATTACTAGCAATCAAATTCAAGATTAAAGAACCACTTCTTGTTCCATCAGACACATCGCTTGTGCCAAACTCAATTCTAAATCCGCTAGTGTTATTTACTGTGGCGACAGCAGATCCAACTACAGTTGAACTAGTCTTGTATCCTGTTGATAATACGCTACCAGCCCCAACTTGGATTAAAACTGCCGCACTCCCACTGGTTGAAACCCCATCAAGCATAACCGTCACACGCTTTGCCCAACTTGGGATTCCAGTAAAATCAACAGATGTTCCCGATGCGTTCTGGGAGGTCGCAAGCGTTAATGGTTGAGATAGTTTTGCAGGAGTTACATTTGCATCCGCAATCTTTGCGGTAGTCACGTTAGCGTCCAGAATCTTTGCGGTAGTCACGTTAGCGTCCAGAATCTTTGCAGTAGTCACGTTAGCGTCCAGAATCTTTGCAGTAGTCACCGCATCGGCTGCAATCGCATTAGCTGTAACAGCACCTATCGCCAGCTCGTTGGAGGTGATCCCACCAGCAGCAACAAGCAGTTTCCCACTAGCAATAGAAAGGGTCGAATTGAAAACAGCGGTATCCGTAATCGTGCTTTGATCGAGGATGTTGTTCATCTTCGCGCTAGTGATTACGTCAGTAGCCGTGAAAGTGTAACTTGTGTCAATTGCTCCCATACTTTATCTTTGTGAAATGATTTGTCTGTTGGTGACAGAACCAGCCACCTTAATAGAATTGATCTTGGGTGATCCAATGGTCCTTGTCAAGATCATTGTTCCAGTGAATCCGCGAATTCCACCTAACCTGCATCTGATGCTTGCAGTTTCAGCCTCAGTAACCGTGGTGGAGGTAAGCAATCCACCAAGTAAGTCGGTGGTTGTGCCTATGGTTTGAGCGTCGTCAGGATCTTCCGCTGCAAATGCAATGTCGTATTCAGAGTTTTGGCCGGGAAGAGACTGGATATTGATCTGTGCGTCAGTGAATCGTTTACGCTCCATCGTCCCAAGGTCGTATCCCCTAGTGGTGAGTGACGCGCTAATCGCTGGAGACACAATAGCCGCAGAGTTATCTACGTTCAGCGTGTCGTTGGAGCTTTCAGAAGCTTCAATTTGATGCAATCCTCCATTGGAAGTCACAACGTAGATGTTGTTCCTCTCGCTTGCACTACCAATCACGAAGTTTTTAATCAAGAATCGAGAATCTCCAAAGGTATCCAGTGACTCCCACCCTTTATTCAGGAAGTTATATACCAAAATAGCATTGTTCCCGTAGGCATCACCAGCACCACGGACAGAATCAAGCGGAACGGCGAGGTAATACCTGTTCTCAAACAAGATTCCTACTGCTTCATCCGCGTAATCAGCGTTAATCCGGTCGATGTATGGCTGGATGTTCTTGGAAAGCGGCTCGTCAGTTCCCCGTAGGTTGTAATCGTTAAGGAACTCAATGCCATACACTCCGTCATCAGACAAAAAGAGCATTGCATTGCCGCGCATGACAACGGACCTGCGTGCTAGACATCCAATCTCTGACGTAAGCTCCTTAACGGTTACATCCAGAAGGCTTCCTAGCGTTCCTTTGACAAGATGAAGGCTATTCCTGTTCAGGACAACCAGTCCGTCGTCGTAAAACCCATGCATTCCAACTACATAGTCAGCAGTTCCACCACTTACACGGAATTGGTTCTCGATTTGGTCGAATGTAGTCGTATCAAGGATGTCAGACACTGAAATCTCATCAGTAATCTTACGGCTAGTGTAGGTCACGTTATTATACGCTCCAGACTGATCGTAATAGAACGGAACCCACAAGCGTCGTTGGAAATGAACTCCCCAAGGCGCACCGGGCTGGTGCATAAAGCCACCACCTACGCTGAATCTTCCCCCAAACTCAAAAACATCTGTGCTTGACGTGCTGTAATTTCCAACTGGAGCATACCATTCAATCGTCGTCGTAGTTGCCGAGACAACTTGATATTCCTTGCCAACCATTTCAGCGAAATCAACGGTGACTGCTTGACGAACAACGATGATATCTCCAGTTTTGATTGTCACGTTGCCAGCAACTGTCGCAGTTACCAGTCCACTTGCAATTTCAACGTCTTTAGCCTGTATGTTGAACGTCTGTGGTTGAGTATAGGCTCCACCGGGAGACAAAGTGAACCCGTCCGTGGCAGTAGCAACCGTAGCAACAAACGTAGTGCCTGTGGAAATACCTGCAGCCAAGAATGTGAATGTATCTTGATCCGTCACGGTAGCAACCGTATATGTTCCGTTTGGTGGCGTTCCATTAGTAAGACCTGCAACCGTAATCGAGGTTCCTACTACTAGTCCATGTTCACGGAGATTTACCGTGACGATAGTATTTGGACTAGCCGTTCCATTAGAACTAGCTGATATGATTGGTCGTCCATTTGGATACCACTCAAATGCTTGTTGCCCGTCACGGAATAGCATTACCTTGTCGAACACTTGAATCATGTCAGTGTCAGCACCAAGAGATTGCCCAGACGGATATGGAATGTCAGTAATCGCATACCCATCCAAGTCGATCTTCTTAGCAATGGTATCAAGGGCAATAATCACATATTCCTTGTTGCTGTCGTTTGGATCGCTGAATAGGCAGGATGCGCGGACGTTGGCAGCAGCGTCATCATTGATTGCCATTTGGGATACCGTCCCATTAACGTCAGCAGGTGGCGTCGTCACCCCAGCAATCGTGTAGTCCAACGTGTCCGCATCAACATAAGTAAGCACAAAGCTACCGTTAAACGACGCATCAAGGCCAGCAATCGTGGCTAGTCCAGAACTTGCAGCAGCAAACCCGTGAGCAGTAACTGTAAGGCGCACCGTCCCGGTAACTGGAATCGTCACGTTACTGATTGTCTTCGGCGTGTCGATCAATAGGAAGGGCAACTGCAATGGAGAACCTCCCGTAGTCAACGCACCAGTCCTACTCACCACGTTCTTCCGTGGCTTCCAGTATCCCTCCATGCGCCCATTCAGCGACTCCCTTACCTCACCCTCTTGGAGTTGGTTAAGCTGAAGCCTCTGGTTCACGCTCACGAACCCACGATCAGCAGTCTCGCCAATCGCTGCATCCATCGCGCTACCACTCTGGGCAAACTGGGACATTACGCGTAGTAAACAACAACCACACCGGATGTCAGGATCACTTGGCTGAAGTCACCACCGATACCCAAGCCCGCAGGAAGCGTAATGGTCTGCAGCCTCGATGCACCAGAGATGCTTCCAGAAGCACTCGCCACAGTAGCCAGCACAGCGTCATTCACAACCTGAATCCAGCGGATCTTGCCTGTATAAGTGGTAGCAGCTGTCGAAAGCACAATGCCTCCGCCTTGACCTTGTAAATCCCAGGAAATTGCGCTTGCCATAAATGTATTGACTAGATGTTAATTTAAAGTATTGTTG